ACCTGTAGTTATTGCCGGTCCTCAAGGGAAAGGAATGATTATTGCGGGTATCCATGTTGCTGGAGACGGTTATGATGGTCTTTTTGAAGAATTTGACAGAGAAGCGATTACAGAAGCTATTGACCTTATGAATGGTCTTTCTTCCTTTGCTGCTCCTCAAGCTGAAGTTCACCTAGGTGAAGGTGAATTCCAGCGTCAATTAACACCTCAACATCCTAAATCTGTATTTCGATTTATTAAGGATCATAAAACGTTTGTGTTTGGCTCTTTTGGTAACAGAAAAGCCACATTAAATTCCTTGGTGTCTCCTACCATTGGCAGGGAAATTATGGAACGTTTAAATTATGAGTGTTATCATCATAGACCTAATATGCGTGGATGGAAACCTTGGAGGACAGGAGTTCTCCAGGCAGAAGCTACGTCATTATTTGACTCGGAATTACTTGAAAGCTGTGCTGATGCTTATATTGAACGTATTACTAGTAAATTAAAGGATTTTTCCTCAATTAGTATACTGGATAGGCATACAGCAATAAATGGGCATTGCGGTTATAAATTTGTTGATAGTATAAATCGACAAACTTCAGCCGGTTTTCCTTATAATAAGCCTAAAGTAGATTTCTTGTATGATATTGGACCTACCACAGAAAATCAGAACTCTGTTGGTATTGACGATAAAATCATTCAGGATTGTGATCGGATTCTTGCTCTGTATAAACAGGGTTATAGGGCTAGTCCTATTTTCCGAGCCAGTTTGAAAGATGAACCAGTAAAAGAAAGAAAGATTGATGCCACTAGAGTATTTATGGGTGCCCCTTTTGGTTTTACCATAGTAATGCGCCAATATTTACTGATGTTTACTCGATTTTTCCAACTTAATAATCTGGTTTTTGAAAATGCTGTTGGTGTAAACACAGAAAGTAAAGAATGGAACACATTTTATCAACATTTGACGGCGTATCCAGGCCGTAATTTTGCTGGTGATTATTCTTCCTTCGATAAGGGTCAAAGTTGTTATACCATAATGATTGCTTTTCGAATTATTTCTCGAATTTGCGAGCTGAGTGGTAATTATACAAGTGAGGACCTTGAAGCAATTAGGTGCATTGGCACTGATATTGCCTATAATTTCTGTGATTACAATGGTGATTTAGTCATGTTCTTTGGTAGTATGCCAAGTGGACACCCTCTTACTGTAGTAGTTAATTGTATTGTAAACTCACTTTATATGAGATATGCTTTTGCTAAGAAAGGGGGTGATTTAAGGGATTTTGATAAATATGTAAATTTGGTTACTTATGGTGATGATAACATATGTTGTGTGTCACCTGAGTGTGATTTCTTTAACCATACCACTGTTCGTGAAGTTTTTCAAACAGTTGGTATCAATTACACTATGCCAGATAAAGAAAGTGAATCTGTTCCCTTTTCACCTTTAGATGATTTAGACTTTTTGAAACGCAAATTTTGGAAGACCGAAGATTGGTGTTACGCTCCACTTGATGAGAAATCGTTAACGAAATCTCTAATGGTTTGGACGCGTTCTCGCACTGTATCTCCAGAATTTCAATATGCGCAAATTATAGATTCTGTATTGCGTTATGCCTTCCATCATGGGAGATCAATTTATGAGAAATACAGAAAACTCGCTCTGACGCTTGCTCAAGAACTTGAACTATCGAATTATCTGATATTTAGGTGTGTACCCGATTATGAATATTATTATAATATCATTGTTAGGGGAAATAATTCAGATGAAGAGAAAGGGTTGCTTTTAGAGCGGGCTGAATTGAGGCCAACGG